CGTCCTTATAGTCGTTTTGCCTAGCCTCAAGAAGTTTGCCTTGGTAAGCTTCTTCCCCGCGAGCCATTTTCTCAGCGTGCATCAATTGTGCATCTGACATTGCCATCTTTGTTTTTTGTTTATTTGCGTATATCTTACTACCTGCTTGTAGTGCTATTTTTGCTAAACTAAACCACGCCATTTTTTCTCCTATTTATAATTTTTTTAGTATCTCTTTTTTTTCTCTAGCGTCAACAGATTTTTGTAGTTGTTTATCTATCTCTTCTAAATGTTGAGGATGTTCACCAATACCAACAGGATTATCTAAATATATATCAACTGTAGATTCAGCTTGAGCAATATCAGCATCGTATTTTTTATTTAATGCTTCAATTAATTTTTGTCTCAAACTCATTTTACTCCTGTAAATTTATGTCCTCTCAATGCTTTACCCATACCTCTTATACCATCAGGTCTCGATGGACAAGAGAATTTGTAAGTCTTTGTCATTTTGCCATTTCTCATTTTTACAGGTGGCACTTGTGGATTAGGCCCGCTTTTTGGAGGAGGGCCTGATTTTGCACCGCCCCCTGATTTTAAAGTTCTGAAAGGAAAAAAAGTCTTTGGGTCAAATTTAGGTTTTAAAACTTGTGCCGTTTTAATGATAGGTTTTTTTACCATTGGAATTGGTTGATCATTATCTCCACCACCACCTGTATCTATTGTAGGTGGTTTTATAGTTTTTACACTTGGAGTCTTAATAGTTTTAGCTGCAACTTGAACTTCTCTCTTTTTGTTCATCTCGGCTATTTTCTTGGCTATTGGTTTAACAGCCAAATCATACATAATACCTGGTACACCCAAAACTTTATTAGTTAAATATTGTCCGGCTGTATTTATTCCGGTATTTACAGCTCTTGTTTTTAAACTTGGTTTATCAGGTTTAGTTCCGTATGTTGTAGTTTGCCCTGACCCATAACCCTGATCATCTCTTTCTTGGGTTGTCATTTGAGCAGTTGACTCACCTGCATCAATCGCTGCTTGTTCTTCTAAATCCTGTGAACTGTAATCTACGTCCCCGCCTTTTGCTTTTCTTTTAATTTTTTTATCTTTTTTTGTTAGCGGCATTTTTCCCCTTTTGTACTTTAATTTTTTCTTTTGCTATTTCTATTCTTTCTTGATGCTGTTCTTCAGCATTCTCTAATTTCATTTTTTCAATATCTAATTTTTCTTCAATTTGATTTTCTTTCAAATCATAGTTCATCATACCTTCTGTAGATTTTCTTTGAAGATCCATAGCTTTTAAATCTAGTTCTCTTTGTTTCAATGCAACTAAAGGATCTTGATTAGTTGATCCCTCAGCTTGTGCTAATTCTTGTGTAAGCACTGAAATTCTGTTTGCAATCATAGCATCAATTTGTATTTGCGCTCCTTGAGGATCTGTTTGCATCATTGATTGTAAATTTGGATCTGTTGATATTAATGCACCAATCTCACCTTGTGCTTTTAAACTTACGTGCTCAGAAATATGTGCTTGTAACGCTGCATAAACCTGAGGATTTATTTGCACCATTCTTGTAGCCATAAATGCTCTATGTGCATTGATATGTGCGTTGTGATCTTGCTGTGGAAACGGAAATAATGGTTTCATTCTTAATGCATCTGTATTCTCAGTAGCAGGATCCTTTGGTACAGGTTTTTCATCAGGAATTAAAAGTTGATTTATGTCTTTTGTACCTAATGCTTCGTAAACTCTACGATATGCTTCCTTAATATTATGAACAGCAGGATTTGACATTGCTATTTTTAAACTTTCGTTAGCCATTGTAACTCTTTGTGCCATAGAAAATATATTTGGATCAGCGACTGGGATAACATCTACATTATCGTCGAAATCTTGTACCTTTACTGCTGCTTCAGCACCATATACTGAGTATGGGTAGATAGGTGGTAGATATATCTTGAATACATCTGCTAATAACTTAAATTCTTTTCTCATTGCGTAGTAACATCTCTTATGAATCGCCGACATTACTCTAGATCCACGCTCCAAGAGTGCCATTGTCGTGCCAACAGCTCTATTTTGCTCGTCTGAACCAATACTCATATCAGTTATGGCTGCAAATCTTTGACCTGCACCAACAACGAAGCCTAATAATTGAAATAATGTACCTGATGGCTCTTTGAATGGTAAAATTTGGAACTGATCTCTAATATTTCCACCTGGAGCGTCTACATCTCTAAACTCACCTGGCTGAAATGGCTGATCATCGTCTCTGATTCTAATTCCACGGCTCTTGAAACCTGCAGGTAAGTTAGAAAGTGTACCTGCATCTAGTAATTGTCTTAATGCTTGCGTAGCTGTTCGTGATAATCCACCAATCATATGGATTAAACCAAAACCATAGAAGCCTAAACCTGGTAAAAATTTGAAATGTACAAAATAATCTTTTCTTTTCATCAGTTGATCTTCCATATCGTAGTTTCTGTAGATAGAAAGTATCTCTCCTGACCCTTCATCGATAGAAATTACGTACGGAACTTTAACTTCTCTAGATTTTTCTTCGTATTCAAAGTCATCTAAGTTGCAATCAACGTGCATTTCTAAAATATTGTGTGTATATTGCTTGTCACCTGACGGTGTTACACCTTCAAGTTCATCATATTTTTTCTGAATGTCTGATTTTTCCGGTGATGTAGGTTTTAATTCTATATCTCTGTAGAATCCTGCCTTTTGTTTTTTCAAAACATCGTTGTCTGTCATCTTAACGACGTGTGTTATACGCTCACAATTCATTAAATCTGTAGAATAGTAAGGCACAACTAAATCTTCTGCAGGCACAAACTTAGAAACTGCTCTTTGCATTACTTCATCGTAGTAAACTTTTTTAAATGCAGACCCTGCTAGTGGTAAATAAAATAATAATTGATCCATCTCAGGAGTATATTCTTCCATTTTCTCCATCAACATATAATTCATAAACTCTTGTACTCTTCCTGCTTGTTCAACTTTAGCTACGGACTCTGCTCCCATAACTTTTGTTCTTACAGGGCCATCACTTGGAATTAATTCTTTGTATGCTTGTGCTTGAAACTGTGTTACTGCTTCAGCCAAAAGGGGATGTGTGACAGAAGCAGAACCTTTGAATGGTCTTGTCATCTCTTGATATTTAAAACCAAGTAAATCTAAACCATTAGTGTAACCTTGTTCCCAATCTTTTCTTGAAATCTTATCTCTCTTGTAATCATCTACAAGTTGTTTTGAGATTCGTTGTAGAGTTCGCTCATCCATATCCTCTGCAATGTTTTTATAAAACTCTGCTTCTGCATTTAGTGCTTCAGATAATGGAGACTTCTCCTTCGTCTCCTCAGGATTTACGATATCTACAACAACCTCTTCATCAACTTTAGGTGTTTCTAAAGTCTCTGTTATTTTTTCTACTTCAGCCATTAAAATAGTTTTGTTTTCTTGCCTACGATTTCTTTTCCGCCTTTAGCTTGAATCATTTTGCCTTGTGCAAAACCCATAGATTTTAACAAAGAATATCTTTCACCTTTTGCGCTTTTAAGTTTTTTGTTAAACGCTTCATTCCTTGCTTTTACATCTGCTTTTGTTTTAAATCCACTAAATTTTTTACCTTCGATTCCACCGACTTGATCAAAAGCTCCTCTACTACTTCTTATTTTAGATTTACCTGTAATATCAGTAATAACTGGTGCTTTATCTTTTGCAATTTTTTTAGTGATATAGTTTGCTTTTGGTTTTGCTTTACTAGCTATTGCTCCTACTTCAGAATCTTTTCCTGAAATTAATTTTTTATCTGCACCCATCTTGGACATACCGTACAAGGCGGCTCCAGCTATAGCAACTTTAGCGGCTCTCTTAAGTCTTTTTTTAAATTTTGACATTTGTTCTCCTATTAATAGTATATATACTTCTTTTCCTTATACTTTTCAATTTGTTCCTCATCAGAATAAACAGAAACGTAATAACCTTGTCGGTATCTTAACATAGCCTGTGTAGTGCTATCAACATAATCGTCGTTTTCCCCGTGAGGAAATGCAGCACATTCCTCAATAACTTCGTCTGCAAACTTCTCCCCTTCAGGATAATATACGGAGCCACTCTCAAATATGGGTGCTACAGCGTTTACACGTGAAAACTTATCTCTGCCTTTTGAAGGCACATAATCCATAACCGGTATACCCATTCGACGTAATTCTTGTATTAAGGGTTGGCCCGTGGCCTTTGCTTCGATAATGATACTTTCAGGTTCCCAATATTTGTATTGTTCTAAAGCGACAGCTTTTAATTCAGGAAAATCTAATTTACCTCTAATAGCATCAACTAACATTATTGCATCACCTTGACCTTCGTGAGGCGTGAATACTGCCCAAGTAGTAATAGCAGAATAATCTGCAGTTTCTTTTTTACTAAACGCAGTATCGTAAGATTGTATAACGTGTTTTAAAGTTGGGACATCACCTTTCCAAGGGAGCCACCATTCACGTTTGATGATTGCTCCTTCTTCAGACGTAGGTTCTTGCATATACTGTGCCGACCAATTTCTCACGGACAACGAAGCTTTAACTTTTTCTAATTCTTCTTTTGACCAATACTCAGGCCATACAGGATTGTTATCTTCTAAAATTGCAGGAAAAGAAATATGTGCCCATCTATCTGCTTTAGGTTCTGATTGTGATTTAATTAGTCTGCCTGTCAAATCGTCCTCGGCCCAACGAGTCATTACAAGTACAATTGAACCTTTGGGTTGTAAACGTTGTCTTGGCCCTGAAAGATACCAATCGAAAGTTCTCTCCATTGCAGAGTCTGACCAAGAATCTTGTTCCGTGTGTGGATCGTCGATAATAAGTAAATCCGCCCCTCGTCCTGTGATCGAACCGCCAACCCCCGCTGCAAAATATTCACCCCCGTGATTTGTCTCCCATCGGCCTTTAGCCTTACTATCTTCTCTAAGTTTAACATCTCCAAAGATTTCTTTATACTCCTTGCTGTCAATTAAATTTCTAACCTTAGCACCAAATCTAGCAGATAGTTCTGCGTTGTGTGATACTTGCATTATTTTTTTCTTAGGAAACTTACCAATGAACCAAGCAGGAAAATATATAGATGCAAACTCAGACTTAGTATGTCTTGGTGGCATATTAACAATTAGTCTCCCTGAATTGTCTTTTGTAATTTTTGTGAACTCGTGTGCTATATGTTGATGGTGGCCCCATCTTTCAGGATCCTTATCTGTTCTACAAATAAAATCAGGCCAAACATTTTTTACAAAATATAAGAAGTTATCTTGGCATAATTTAATATGTTGTAACCAAGTCTTTTCGAGCCTCAAGCGAAGCTGATCTGTGGTTAATAATTGTTTGTCCGTCATATATTCAAGGTTTTATTGGGCCCCCTTTTTTGGGCCCCCTATTTGTTTCAGACTACACTACGTGTGTATTTCTTGCAAGTTTAGGTCATTGTTAAGATACATAGTCTTTTTGCCCCACAAAAACAACTTTTGCGTGTAGCTCATTTTGGGTTTTCTGTGGTACCTCTATGATTGTTTTAGTAGGTATTTTATTCTGTGGTTAATAGATTTATATATGAAATTATTTATATACTTATTTGATTTGTTTTTAATAGGCGTAAGGGTCATAATTAAAAAGTCTGTTCCATTATTTGCCTCGACCCTTAGCCCCTTAATAGTTATATTATAACCTTTATATCTTTTTATTAGTTCCATTTATTCTGCTTAAAGGTTTAACGTTTAACATTTGGGGCGATCTATTCGCCCCAAATATTCGTTTAATAAATTGTATAAATTTATTTAACACGTTTTAAGTCTGCCTGTATTACACTTGCAACAGACTGTTTATTGTACTGACTGAATAACGACTGATATAACTTCGGGTCATTATCTCGAAGCGCTTTAACATCAAACAAGTTTTTTTCTACTTCTTTCAAACTTGCTGAATAATCAAATACGCCTTTAGTACCTGTTATTTTTTGGTTCTTAAAAGAAATATAATTATTACTGTCTTTTAATTCAGTAATTAATCGTTCTTTTAATAAAGAATATAAAAACTCGTTCATTTTATATTCTTTTTTACTCATTAGCGCGTTAAACAAAAAAACATTTAAGTTTTTATTGATTAGTTTAAAAGCGCTTTTTTGTATTGCTTTTTTATCAATCATTTAACTCCTTTGTTTAGTTTAATTGATAAATCAATTATCTTATTATTATGGGATAAACTCAACCAACTATGTGTCCATTTTGGGTCGAGCTCCTGTACTCATTACGTGCCTGATTCGTTGCTGTAATGTTCCAGGAGCTGTCCATTTTGGGTCTAAAAAAAGAACATAGGGAGAATAAATAAAACAAATATTAAAATTAATATTGCAATAGGATAGTTTGTAAAACCTAAAAACAAATAAGCAAACCAACCGCTCATCTTATAAACCCCTCAGCTTTTACCTTACGCCCTAAACCTTTAGCAACTAAACCAACCACCACGCCTGACGGATCCTTGAACCGTAGATCGTGTTTATCCCCATTAATGACTTTCAGCCCCAGATGCTTTTTAGGTAACTTGTCCCTGAACACATATGCAACGTTCACGCCCCGCGCTGCTGCCTGCCTGCATTCTTTTTCATTGCTCCCACTGTAGCTGAATGTCAAATGAAAGTTTTTAATTTTATGATCAAGCCGGTTGTATACTTTTGTATAATCATAAAACTGCACATCCTGGTGGAGATCCATTAGAGTCGCATCGCCGGTGACCTTAAAGCGCTCAAAGCTTAAGTCACTAGTGCCATTCAATCGCACGGCAAATTTAAAGCCTTGAGATCTAGCCCGTTTCTTAAGCTGTTCAATCTCCCTTGAGAGCTCCCACAAAAAACCGCTCCTATTCTTCCAAAAATAATTAGTCTTATTGAGTCGAGCTCTCTGTACACTGTTCATCTGTCCACG